ATGTACCGAGTGTTCTACCATATACGCATCCACTTAACACAAACAATTATGAAACTCAAATATCCCACCACGCGTTTTGTCTTCGACAGGAAAAAGCAAGCCACCAAGACAAAGGCGGCACTCATACAGGTTGAAGTGCTGTATGAGAGAAAGAAGAAGTACATAACCACTGGCGTAAAGGTCTACAAGGGGCAGTTCGACCCCGTAAGACTTGTGCATGCGCGGCTGGACATGCTCGAATGCAATGAGCGCATCACCGCTATTAAGATGAGAATAGACGATTGGCTTAACTCACTCATGCAGCGCGGTGCCGCATTCGAGTGGGCTGCACTCGACAACTTCGTCGCAAACGCCACACACACCGAGCGCACATTCGTTGACTTCGCAGAAGAGATGATAGCCACGCGCGCCGACATTCGCGAAACCACGCGTAAGACGCAGCGCAAGTTGATAACGGCCTTAGCGGACTTCGGCCGCATAATCGCCTTTGCCGACATCACGCGCGCCAACATCATGGCGTTTGACGACTACCTGCACGCACGTGGCATCAGGCAGACCACCATATACAGCTATCACAAGTTCTTGAAGACCTACATCAATGCGGCCATAAGGCGTGATTTGCTCAAAGATAATCCATATAATGGCATATCGATTAAGCGCGGCGAGAGCGAAGAGGGGCGGTTCTTGACGGAAGAAGAACTGAACGCCATATCTGCCGCGCCAATGCCAACCGAGAGTTTATCTCACGTGCGCGACTTGTTCGTGCTGCAATGCCTTACGGGGCTGTCCTACTCCGACTTGATGGACTTCGACTTCTCACAGGTGAAAACTCGCGGAGAGCAAAAAGTTTTCAACGGCAAGCGAAACAAGACGGGCGTGCCGTTCACATTCGCGCTGTTGCCTGCCGCACGTGAGATAATTGAGAGGTACGACGGCGTATTGCCTAAGCTCACCAATCAGCAATACAACATGCGGTTGAAGTTGGTTGCGCAGGCCGCAGGGTTGGAAAAGCCCATCGCAAGCCATTGGGGGCGGCGTACCTGTGGTATGTACTTGCTTAACAATGGCTTTTCGATGGAAGTCGTGGCTAAGGTATTGGGACATTCATCAATACGCACCACGGAGGCCATCTATGCTAAGATATTGGACAGGTCGGTCGAGGATGCCTTTATGCAATTGGCGAAAAAGAAAGGGGAGCAAGGATAATTCCCTACTCCCCTTTCATTAATAGAATAAGTCCCCGACTTCACATTTCAGTACGAGGGCGATTTCGTACAGGCTATCTAGTCGAGGGTTGCCCGAAGTCCGCGAACGCAAACTGGATGGGGCAATGCCCAACTTTTGCGCTAATTCGCTAAGCTGCATTCCGCGGTCGTGGGCGGCGCGCAGTACGTTTAGTTTCTTCATAACAAGCCCTCCTCTTGGATATTCTTATCCTCCCACTCGCAGTACTGGCAGAACCAATCGGCGGCAGGGTCGAGGACATTGCTTATTATGGCATCGCGGTCTATCTTGGCATCCATCGTGGCGCATACGTGCAATATGGCCACCTTATGCTCGATGGCCGCATAAGGGTTGATGTAGTCGAACTCGCACGTTAATATATGTGGTTCGATATATAATACTTCGTCCTTGTCTAGGACTTCAATCACGCTCATGGTGCGCGTATGTAGAATTACATTGCGGCCATGTAGTTTGCCGTTTGGCTTGTCGTCTTCGACAAAGGCAAACTCTGGCAATGATAGGTCTCTTAGTTCTTGTTTCATTGTTTTACATGTTTAGTTTTTGGGAGTTCCGACTTACAGAACTCCCAAAACATTATAATACTTCAATTGTGTAACACCACACAAACTCGCCATCTGAATGTCCGATAACCTTTATCATGTGACCATTCACTTCACCCTCAAAGGCCACCACCTCTTTTATTGGGTCGCCGGCGATACCCTTAAAATACTCTTTTACATGACACATATTAGGAAATGTGTCGATGCCGAAACTATTAAGTGTCCGCTCTATATCTGCGGCAATAACCTCATTTCGGTCATCACTTTCGAATGTAGTCTCTTCGAGCAATATACCTGGTATAATTTGTTTCTCATTTTGGTAATTTACATCTATCATACGAATTGCCCGTCATGCCGATAGCGCAGCTTTATGTTGTTTTGATTGTATAATATACTTATCTCTCCTCTACATGGATAAGGAATAGGTAATCTTCATTATCCATACCAGCATCGGAATACAGTTCGGTAACCTTGACTTCATACGTTGGTTGCCAGTCGCCATTTTCTTCACCTTCTAAGGTCATATAGAAGTCTTCACCCCTCTGCACGCCATAAGGCATTGGTAGGTCATAAGCTTTAAATAGCTTTTCTGCCTGTTCCATCGAGGGAACGGCGGTAAGGCCATTTCTGCTTAGTGCTTGCTTAACTACTTCGTAAGCCTCTTGTGCAGAGGCTACTTCTATGTTCTTAATCTCGTTGAGGACATTTTAAATCTGTGCCATAATTGTAAGTTTTAATTGTTTGTATTTGTTTTTAATTTTGATATTGCAAAGTTACGCATAAAAATATAAATCGCCAAATATAATTGGCGATTTAATACTTAAAGCATAATTATTTAACGTTTAAAAACAATTACGAGTATAAAAGACCGAAAGAAAACGCAGAAAACTATAATAGCCTTTTGGGTTTTCTACTTCTTCTTAGTGCCTGATGCCTGCATCTCATCCGAGAGAGCCACAAGCGTATCTTCGATTGTCTTATTGCCGCCATTAACACTTACCTCCAATGCCTGTGCCTGCATCTTAGGAATTGTGTAGTTCAAAAATTTCTCTGCAACCATCAATCGGTCGCGCGGCTCCAAACTCTTGAAGTCTTTGAACATAAGTCCAGAGTTCTGGTATTCTGCAATGAACTCCGAGATTGTCTGCCTCGTCACACTCGTTATCTTGTTGGGCGTATTCTTCTGCCTGCCGCCTGCCTTAACCCTTATCTTCTTCTCTTCTGCCATATCCATATATATATATAAGTATTCAGCAAAATTAATGGATTATTTTTGCTCGAAAATATTAAAGGCATAACGTTATGATTGGAAGTATTATAGGTGGCGCAATGAAGTTGGGCGCAGGCATCTTCGGTGGAATATCCGCGGCTCGTGCCGCACGCAAAATGAAAGAGAACATAGAGCAGCAAAAGGCGGAGAACCAAAGGTGGTATGATAAGAACTACAATGAGGATGCCACGCAACGCGCGGATGCACAGGCGTTAGTAAGGCAGACCGAAGACAATATTAACAAAAGAACCCAGCAGGCGGCAGGAGTTGCTGCCGTAATGGGCGGCACGGAAGAGAGCGTGGCCGCCGCCAAAGAGGCTAACGCAAAGGCGTTAAGCGATACGATGAGCAGCATCAATGTGGCGGCCGAGGCGCGCAAATCGCAGATTGAGCAGCAATACATGGCTAAGAACGACAATCTTAACCAACAATTGACCAATTTGGAGCAGCAGAAAGCACAGAACATAGCCGCTGCCGTGAGTGGCGCAGGCGATGCAGGGGCAGGCATTGCTGGTGCGATATTTCCCGAAAAGAAAGACAAATAGGCAATGAGTACATTCGATTTGATAACAGGCAAAAAGCCCACGCCGCAGCCGCAGCAGGGCAACCAATGGCAGCAGATTGCAGCTCAACAGCAGCAGTTCGCGCCGCCTGTGGCACAGCAGCAACCGGTGCAGGCACAGCCAGTGCAGCACAATACGCCACTCAAAGACCCGATGGTTATGCAGCCAGCAGGGCAGCAGATGCCGAAACAGCAAGCGGTACAGGCACAGGCACAGCCGCAAGCCGCGGCAGGGAACGCCCAAGTACAGCAGGCCGCACAGCCTGTAATGCAGCAGCAGGCGCAAGAAGAGCCGCCCTACGTGTCGCCTACGGCGCACATGAATGTAAGTGAAAAAGTGAAATACTTCACTGGCGAGGATTTGAATGCGCAGGAGGATAACCCTTATCGGAATAGTCAGATAAAGACCTACGAGGACATGACGCGCCGATTGGAGGATGAGGAACGCAGGATGCGCCCCGAAACCGAGGAACAAAAGGCAAAGCGAGAGAAAAGGGAGAGACGAGAGAAACTCTTTGCAGCCATCGGTGACGGACTAAGCGCGCTGTCCAACGTGTACTTCACAACGAAAGGTGCGCCCGACATGAGCAGCAAACGCACATTGACCGATGCCGTGCAAGGTAAGTATGACAAGTTAAAGGCAGAGCGTGAGGCAGACCGCGACAAGTACCTCAATATCCTCAAACTAAAAGCCGACAACTTCGGCAGGTTGGGCGATATGGACGATGCCAAGCACGCACGTAGGATGGCGTTAATCAAGAGCGCGTACGACTACGAGGCCAAGCAAGACGAGAATGCGCGCAAGAACCGCGAGAGCAACTCGAAGATAAAGCTAGATACAGCCAAGGGCAAGAAGTTGGATGCCGATGCCGCATACTCTACCGCCAGGGCTAAGGAAGAGCCTAAGAATGCAGCATCCAAACGTGCGCTTGATGCCGCTAGGGCAAAGCAAGCCAACGCTGGTGCGGCCAACAGCTTAGCGCATGCGGCTAAGGCTCGTGTCGAGACTGCCGCCGCACGCAAGAAAGCGGACAGGGAGAACGGCAAGTTCACGCTTAACTTAGGTGAGAAAGGCGTGCTGAAATTCTCTAATGAAAAGGAATTCAGTAAGGCCGTGTACAGATGGGCACCAGTACTAGGCGTTGATGCCGCCGTCATCGAGGGTGAAGAACGTAACTTTAACGGGAAAGTAACCAAAAAGGGACGTGTGAAATATAAGCCTATCGATGTGGTGGCAGGTTATGTTGAGAATGCCGCCGACACCTACAATTGGAGCGACTATGACAATAAGAAGAAACGGGCCAAAAAATATAGCGGACTTAGTATAAGAAAAAAACAATCATGAGCAAGAAGACAACCGCAATATACAATGCGCTAAGCGCGAATGGTGATTTCAAAGGCAGTGAGCAGGACTTCAACAAGAAGTTCTTTGCGCCTGGCAAGGCTGGTTACGAGTACCGCAAGGGCGTATATGACACGCTGCACAAGGGCGGTGCGGACGTGGGCAGCAGTTACGAGGAGTTCGGCCAACTCATCGGCCTGCGCGCCACACCTAGGCAACAGGCGCAACAAACGCCACAGCCGCAGGCAATCCAAAAGCCAAAGCCGACGACAAAAACGCCGATGAGTGATGCCGAAAAACAGGCCATGATTGGAAGTGCCGCCGACATGGTGGCACAAACCGGACAGCAGATTGCGCAGACCGGCCGCGCCATCGAGCATGCCAAACGCCACACTGGGCTTGACGTGCGAACGCCTAAGCTGGGGCAGAACCGCAATGTCGACAAGGTACAAGACCCTGTTTCGGGGAAAGCGCAGTACGAAACAGAGGATGGACAAGTGTACGACAATGAGGCGTACGCCACGCAGGCGCAGAATGAATACGACCAAGCCAAGCAACATGCAGGTGAAAGCGAGCTGAACCGCGAGTTGCGCGAGGCCAAGCAGCAGCAAGCCGACCTAGAAGAGGCATTGCGTAAGCGTAGGGAAGAGTTGGATAATGGCGGCAAGGGCTTTTTTGGTAAGATGCTCGAAAGCGCGGCGCAAGCCACTCGCCCCGATGTGGCCATGCACCACAATAATGTGGCCGATTATGAGCAAGATGAGGAGTACGGGCAACTCATGGCTGCCATAAGGCAGAACCGCGGCGCAATACAAGTGCTGGAAGACAAGAAGAACAACAAGATGAACTCTTTTTGGCACTCTTTCGCCACGACCGCTGCCAATGGCTACACATTCGGTGACGGCCGTGCGGAACTCAATGACGCCATCGCATTGACGAATGCGCAGAAACGACTTGCGCAGATTAACGCCAAGCGCGAGCGTGGGGAAATGCTCACGCGTGAGGAGGAGAGTGCGGAACAAGTGCTTACCGCTGCCCTCCGCAACCAAGCAATGCAAGGAAAATATGGTGATGAGTACGGCGGTTGGGCTATCGCAGGGGCAGGCGCGCCAGTTTCACTCGACATGATGAAGAACATGCTGCTGGGCGGTGGCATATTCCAAGACGTGTCTAAGGGCGTAGCCAAGGGAATTGCCAAAGCAGGGCTTAGGCAAGTGGCGAAAGCAAGCACAAAGGGGTTGCTGAAAGGTGCGGCGCGCACGGCTGCAAAAGGTCTTGTAAAGGCAACAGGCGTTACACTAGGCTCATTGGCAGGCGGCGCGCTCGTGACTAACACCACCGGCTTGACAAAGACGTTAGGCGAGGCTGCCAAAGGCGCGACTGGCAATGTCGGTCTTGACAAGCATGGCCACTTCCAATTCGAGAACCAAAAAGGGCTTATGTCCGCACTTGCCGAGGCGGAGCGCAGTCAAATAGGAGAGAACGCGAGCGAAATGTTCGGTGAGTTCATCCCCGAAATCGGCATTGGCAAGCTTGCCATCCGTGGGCTTGAGAAGATTGGCTTGTCGAAAATGGCAGGTTTCCTTACGTCAATGGGCGGTAAGCAATGGGCTAAGCAGTATGCGCAAGTGTTACGCGCAAGCGGCTTTAACGGCATGCCCAACGAGGCGTTGGAGGAATATGCAGGCATTCTCTATAACCAACTCACTGGCGACGGCGACAATGGGTTGAAAACGTTGGCCGACCTGCGCACACATCGCGACATTTGGCTGGGAACGGCGACCGTCGGCGCGCTGATGGGTGCGCCCAACGTGGTAATGGCCGGTGCAGGTGCAGCGCAATACTACCGATACAAGCACGCAATGGAACGTGCGGCCAAGGTGGCAGGCTATCGTCTCACCGAGGAGAAATGGAAACCCTTGCAGGAGGCCATCGACAACACGCCAAACGAGAAAATGACAGACCTCTTGATGGACATCTACGGCCGCAAGGATTTGGAAATGCCCGAAAAGAAAGCGGCATACGACTACATCCACAACCTCATGAAGTATCGCGGCTACAACGTTGGCACAATCAACTTCAACGACAGCCGCAAGGCCGAGGGCGACCCTAAGCAAGATGCAGACATGGCCATCGAAGAAAAGGCGGATGCAGCCTATACGGACGGCTACAACGCGCAAGGCGTTGACATGGCGCGAGCCAAGCGCGAATACGACACCGCGACGAAACGGCTGATAGAGCTGTTGGGCGGCGATGCCGTGGATGCACTGAGCGAAGAACCCGTATTGGCATTGAAGAGGCTGCATAACGATGGGGCGTTGGAAGACGATGCCGTGAGGGATGCCGCCACCGCATTCGTCAATGCCAAGATGAAGTTTGACGGGGTGGTGCAGCGCGCCAAGGACGACCTTGACGGACTGATAACCGATGCACGCAATGCCGTCGAGCAGCGCACGCACCAAGACGGCGCGATACATCCCGTTACGCTCAAAGATGACGACAAGCGCGCCTATGTTGTTGACGGAAACATTGCGATGCTGGACGACGGGACGACCATCGACACGCAGAACAGCGATGACACCATCATCGTGCGAGGTGAGGACGGCAAGTTGGAGTTCACCTCCCCTAGCGCGATTATGAGCGTTGGCGACCTCATCGACCCCAATGAGGAGCGAAAAATGGCGGAGCAGGCCATAACGCAGGACTTCGGCACACGTAGGGCGGCGGAGATTGACGGCATCGACGAGAACGGGCAGCCTATACCGCCAGGCGATGAAGAAGTGCAGGCACAAGCCCAACAAGGCGAGGCCGTCCCCACGGAGCAGCAGGTGCAAGCCGAAGAACCGCAGCAACAAACGGCCGCAACGGAAGAGCAGCAAACGCAGGAGGCACAGCAGGTGCAGACCGAAGGGAACGCAGGTGCAGATGAAATGCCGATGGTCACCAACAAGGACGGCGAGCAAGAACCCGACTTCATGGCCACTACGCCGCAGCGCGCACACCAATACATCTATGATGAGGCGGAGCTGCCGCGAGAAGTGGCGGACGAGTTCGTGGCCAACAACGCCAAGGCAGCGCAAGCAGAGCTTGACAAGATAAGGAAGAAACAGCCCAAGGTGGGTACGAGCATAGCCAAATACAAGGCGGAGCAGGCCGCACACCAAGAGCAGCTTAACGCCGCGGAGGCGGCCGTTAAGTACTGGGCGGAGGTAAAGGCCACGCAAGATGCCATCGATAGGCAAAAGCGTGAAGAAATGCTCGCCAAACAGGCGGAGGCAACGGCAAAGGCCGAAGAGGAGGAAAAGGAACGGCAGGCACAGGAAACGGCCAAGCGCAAAGAGCAGGAGGAACGCGGTGCAGGCAACCCTCATGCGAAAGTACGAGAGAAATGGGACAATGCGCCTAAGGTGATGGGCGTTGAGGACGAGCTTACCTTACCCAACGGGGAAAAGGTAAAGGGGCGTTACGTGCTTGTCGAAAGCGGCGCGGCAACTCCTTCTCATGATGCAACGCGTGAGTTCGCCAAGAGCGAGGGCTTTCCAGTAGACGAGAACGGGCAGAGCGTGAACGACCGCGACTATGAGCGCGACCAAGATGCACAGGAGGTTACGCGTAACATTGCAGCCAACTATGACGGCCGTGCATTGCAAAACCCGGTCGTGGTAAGCACGGACGGAGTGGTGTTGAGCGGCAACGGCAGGACAATGGCAGGCGAACTCGCCGCACGTGACGACACGGATGGGGCATACGTCGGCCACCTTGCGAAGTACCCGCAGAAATACGGCTTTACCGAAGAGCAGGTGCGGGGCATGCGGCATCCGCGCGTTGTCTTCATGGCAGACGAGGCCATGCCATACACGGCCGAGACGTTCGCCAAGTTCAACCAACAGGAAATGAAAGGCCAAAGCAAGACGGAACAAAGCGTGAAGATGGGCAAGGTCGTCCCGAACGACGTGTTCAACCGCATAATCAAGGGCATAAACGGATATGACACTTTGGCAGAGTTTTATGCGGACACCAATGCGGCACGCGATGCCATATTGGAGTTGCAGGGCGCAGGCGTGATAACGCAGGCGCAAATGGCGGAAATGTTCGACGGCGACGGCATCAGCGCACAAGGCCGCGAGCTGTTGGAAAACATGCTTATCGGCAAGGCGTTCGAGGGCAACCCCGATGCCGTAAGGCAGTTGGCCGAATACAAGGGCATGCGCCAAAGCGTAATCACCGCACTTGCGGAGATTGCCAACAACAAGGCGATGGGCGAAGATTACGATTTGGGCGCGGAAATTGCTGCTGCTATATCGTTGGCATATCAGGCGCGCAAGGCCGGGTTTAAGGCAGGCGAAAAGGTAAGCAGCTATGCGCGGCAGATGAACCTCTTCACTTTTGACGATGGTGAAACTGTCGCCGACTACACCAATGCCACCATGCTGATGCTCGCCGACGTTCTGAACGACAACAGGACAACGGCGTTAAAGCGCATTTTGTCCGTATATAACCACAGGGCGGCAGACCAAGCCAACGGACAGCTGGACTTGTTCGCCGGTGGAATAAAAAGCAAGGAGGACATTATCAACGAAGTTAAACAACTCATATACGATGGAACAGAGCAAGAGCAACAAGCTGCAATCGACCGAGCAGTCGAAAGCAGGAAAGAGAGCGTTCAACAAGATGGCACTGATGAACGAGGCGATGAGGGAAGTGAACCAGAGCGAGGAGGAGAAGTAGATGAAACGTCAAGGGCTGCAAGAGGTGTTGACGGAACGCTTGAAGAAAGTGGTGCAAGAGACAATGGCGGAAACGCTGGAGAACAGGCAACTGAACCCACTGCAAAGGGCGTTGAGAAACCAACGCAAAGAACTGGACGGATAAAAGAAACCGAGCAGGTAGACCTGTTCGGCCAAGCGGAGCGAATAGCCGAAGAGGATGCCGAGCGTAGGAAAGGTAAAAATCTCGACAAGAAGACCGCCGAAGAAATAAAAATGGCGGAGGATGAAACGGACACCAATCCCACCGAGGCTCAAAAGGAGAGCGGAAACTACCGCAAGGGACATGTGCGCATAGACGGCATGGAAATAAGCATAGAGCAACCCAAGGGGAGCGTAAGGCGTGGAACGGACGCTAAGGGCAACAAGTGGGAAAGCAAGATGCACAACACCTATGGATATATCCGTGGTACGCAAAGCGTAGACGGAGACCATATTGACGTATTCTTGTCGGATGCGCCCCTGCATGGCATGGTGTACGTCGTAGACCAAGTGGACCCCGAAACGGGCGAGTTTGACGAACATAAGGTGATGTATGGTTTCGAAAGTGAAGATGCTGCAAGAAAAGCATACCTATCCAACTATGAAAAGGGATGGAAAGGACTAGGCGCAATAACCGAAGTTAGCCGCGAGGACTTCAAGGAGTGGGTACAAAGCTCAAAGAGGAAGACTAAGCCTTTTGCCGAGTACAAATCGGTAAAGGCGAGCAAGGAAACCAAGGGAGGCGATACCAGTGCCGCTAACGCCGTTTTGTCGCAAAAGGACTATGTGCAAAAACGCTTGTCCGAAGACCTTGCAAATACCCCTTACAAAACATTGGAAGAGTGGGAAACGGCAGATATTGAGGGCTATTCTGAACAATACGACAATATGATAGCCGAATATCCTAGTTATCTGCGTGAATTGGCTAAGAGCGAGAAGTTGCAGGAAATCTACGACCGCTCTTCGGTGAAAGAGCAAAAGAAGATTAGGGAGCATTTGGAGGATGCGGACATCGACTATAAGGAAGTGCTCAACACCTCCCCACAACGCACGCGCGTACAAGATAGGATTACGGAAGAGATTAAATACGCCAAGGGTGTATTCTCTGACGGAACTACCGTGTCTGGCAAGGTGGTAGGGCAGACCAGTGAGAGCGTACCCATCGAGCAGAACGGCAGGAAGTACACCATCAAGGCAAAAGATATTTTAGAACAAAGTGACGAGCCTATATCCGTTGACAAAGCCGAATTTCAAGTAGGCAGAGACAATTTGTCTTCTACGACAGATGAACAAGAACTCGCGACAAATGCCGTTTTGTCCCTATTGGAGAATGCAGGAATACCCGTTGAGGTGGTAAGTGAAGAGACCGCAGTAGAGATGATTGGTGAAGATGCCGAAATGAAAACCCCACAAGGGACAATTTACGGATGGACTATTGGCGGCAAGGTGTACCTCACCCAAGACGGTCTTAATCCCGAAACGCCAATCCACGAATACACGCACATCTGGGCGGAGGCTATGAGAAGAAAGAATGCTGACGGATGGGACAGCGTTAAGGCACTATTAAAAGATACGCCAGTTTGGAATGAAGTATTGAACGACCCTAACTATCAGGATATAAAGGATGACGAAGATAGCGTTGCAAGCGAGGTGCTAAGCCGTATCAGCGGCAAGGAGAATGCGAAGAGGTTCGAAGAACAGGCAAAGAAAACACTTGCCGAAACTCGCGGCATCGAAGAAAAGGCACAAGTGGCTAACCTCATTTCTAACGTACGCCGTGCGCTGAACAAGTTTTGGAATTGGGTAGGCAAAGACCTCTTCGGCATCAAGAAATTTAGCTCGATAGAGGAAGTTACCGACAGGGTTCTTTACGACCTTGTTAATGGGACGGACTTAGGTGAAGTTAAGAATGATGAAGTTCGGTTCCATAAGGGGAAATCAGAAGACGACACGAAGACCTTGATGGGAGTGCATAACATAACCGAGGATAAATTTCTTAAAGCGATTAAGATGGGCGGTTTTGCGAACCCTAGTGCCGCAATCATCGATACAAGCAAAAACATTCACGATGATTATGGAGAAATATCCCTTATCATGCCGTCTTCCATGATTGATAAGCGTACGGGAAGAAACGCAGGAACATTTGAGGGCGATGCATGGACGCCCATGTATCCTACCGTTGAAAGGCAGGCTTCAATGGTAGGTTTGAAAGTCATAAATGACGATATAAAATCTGTTCCAAAGGAAATGCAGAATAGTGTTAGTAATGCCATAATTGCTTGGGAGGATGGTGATGTACTCCTTGGTTTAGAATATCTGTACCTCTTTCAAAAAGGAAAGGCTCCACGAGTTCTCACAGAACAACGATTTGATGCAGACGTGCATAAGTCACTAGATAACATCATGGCCAGGAAAGATAGTGCTTATGACTTAACAAAAGACGAGGTAAAAGAATTAGTAAACCTGTATGTACAGGTGAATTATGCTGGGAATATAAATAAGTTTGAGAAAAAAAACGAAAATCAAAGAAAGAAGGATAAGGCCACATTAGAGAGAGCTAAGCCTAACTCTATAAGATACAAAATGGCGAAAGAGAACTTGGAAGACATTGAAAGATATGGTTACGTCATGTCATCCTTAAACAGATTTGTAAATGATGTTCAAAGAGATAAGATGACACAGGGAGTTGTAGACGTGAATGCAACCCTTAATTCAGCCAACGATGTTATAAAGAAAGAGAAATTAGAAGATGATTTTAATGAATGGTTGGAAAGCCTGGATAATCGTTACCAAATAAAGGAAGTTATCTTTGACGGATTTACCCCTTCGGGAAACCGTAGATATGTACCGAATACGTTAGAGAATGTCTCCAAGCTTATGAAAAAGCAAGGCAGGCAATCATCTGTCGGCATGTCAACATCATTTCACAACTTCGCTGCAAGTGTTATGAAATTCAACAACACTCTTGCTAACATAAAGAAGAAGAAGGGGAAACTGGCGAGTAATTATCAAGACATACGAGATTTTGAGAACAAGTGGAAAGACGTATATCTTGAATTGGGTAAGAAACTTCAACCAGATGCAGGCGCATTTGATGATTATGGCCTTGCCCGCCTGCAAGGAGCGGCAACTCAGAAAGACCCGCAAGCGTACCTTAAAGCCGAATATGGTATAACGTTATCCGATGAAGATACCCAAAAACTACGCGATTTGATTAAGGCAATTCAAGAAGAAAGGCCTGCAATGTATTTCGAGACGAAGTTCGAGCGTCCTGTGATGTTGGAGGAATTTGCAGCCGCTGTTATACCAAGCAACCTTGACAAAAAGGCGCGTGTAGCCCTACAAGATGCAGGATTGGCTATTTATGAGTATGAGCCAGGTAACGTAGAGGATAGGAAACGCGCTGTTGACGAGGCTAAACAGGAGAATGGCGTTTTGTTCAGGCAAAAGGATAATCTTGATGAAGATTTGAAATTGGAAGACGTGCTTGTGCCGACCTCTTCTGTCCGAATGCCACGCAAGCCACGACACAACATTAAGGCATACCTGAACGGCAAGCCCGTCAATAGGAACAATATGTTGTCGGTAGCGCAACAACTAACAAAAGGTGAGCCATTTAGCCTTGACAACAACACCATGCTTAGGGAAATAAAAAGCACTGTCGACTTCTCCGACTACTATGACGGCACGATAGCCGAGTTCAAGGCGTTGCCCAGTGACGGCAAGACCGTTTATGAGCAGTGGGAAGAATTGAAGGCCAAAGGTTACGAATGGCATAAGTCGCCGTTAAGCAACAGCGAGTATCTTATTGACAAGGAAACGGGCGACATCTACCGCTATGCAAACCATTGGGGAAGTGTGGCCTCATGCACGTGGGAACTTGTTGGCGCGTACGACGACTATAACTATCACATAGCCGTTTCCAACATCTCTGACTTCAAGGCAAAGGGATATGGGAGGATAGCATACCCAAACGTTTCATACTTACAAGCCCTCAACCAGTCGATAGTGAACGTCAAGGACGTATTGAACGACCCGACCATTGACATTAAGCCAAAGGCAAGGGAGTTCTTAGAGAACATCTTGCGAGATAGAGAAATGAGAAGAAGTGACCTCCTGAGCGACAACGATAGCCTCATCGACAACAGAAACGTCAGGAAAAAGAGAGCGGCAGAACCGAAACCTCGCGAAGAAGAAAATCAAGTGGAGCATTCACGAGAAACGTACACCGAGAATAAAGTTCGCGAAATGGAGACGGCCGTAACTGATGCAGCCGCCAAGATGAACTTAGGCAATGTCGTGGTGCTGCCGTCTGCCGACGGACTTGACGGACAAAAGAAACGTGCAAAGGGATGGTTCGACAGGAGGACTGGGAAAATAACCGTCGTACTAGGCAACCACACAAGCGTGGAAGATGCAATAAAGACCTTGATGCACGAGGCGGTAGCCCACTATGGCTTGCGCAAGCTGTTCGGCAAGGACTTCGACACGTTCTTGGATAACGTGTACAGGAACGCGCCGCCTAGCATAAGGAGAAAGATTGTGCAGTTGGTTCTCCGCAACGGATGGGACGTCCGCGTGGCGACCGAAGAATACCTTGCAAGCCTAGCCGAAGATACCGACTTCGAGCAGGCTAAAGAAAGCGGCTGGTTCCAGAGGGTTAAGGAACTCTTCGTGGGCATGCTGCGCCGCTTGACCGAGCGTCACAAACTCTTCGACATTAGCGAAGACGAGTTGCGTTACGTCCTTTGGAGGAGCTATGAGAACTTGACGGGAAACGGCGGCATCATGGGTGAGGCACAAGACGTTGTGAAAAGAGAAAAACTGCTCGGCGGAACGCGAACGGCAGGAGAGCCGAACATACTATTCAGGCAGATTGACCAAGACAAGATAAACTTCGACAAGGCCATTGCGCGAGGGAAATACGAGCATCGCATGAGAGAGGCCGGTTTCCAAACGGTAGAGGCCATGCAGGACAGCATGAAGAGCCTTATGGAACTTTACAAGGCCGTGGACGAGGCGGAGAATGTGAAACGCGAAGTGGAGGACATCCCCGACAGCGAGAACGCCTATGTTGGCGAGAACAGGTTGAGTTCGGTCAACCAAGCGGAGCTGGACGACTACAACCGCAGGTTCTTCAAGCCGCTGCTCAACAGCATCGGGGCGTTGGCACGCACTGATGAGGAAAGGCAGGACTTGTTCGACTACATGATGGCCAAGCACGGCTTGGAGCGCAACAATGTCATGGCGACACGCGAGGCGCAAAAGGAATACGAGGAACTCAACCAAGCGGCGGCGGACGGAAAGGGAACAGCTCCCGATTGGGATGCCATACTGGCCAAGCACCGCAAGCGTGACTATTCGGGATTGACCACGCTGATGCGCGGTGACGAGGACGAGATAGACACGGCAACGGCAGAGCAGAGGGCAAAAGAGCTTGTTGAGCGTTACGAGGAAGAAAAAGGCAAGGCGGACATAGACAACCTTTGGTATGACGTGAACGCGGCTAACGCGGAAGTGCTGTGGAAGATGTACCGCGGCGGACTTCTAAGTAAGGAGGCGTATCACGAAATAGCCGACATGTACAAGTACTACATTCCCTTGCGCGGCTTTGACGAGAAGACCTCTGGCGAGGAGTACGCCTACCTTATGGGCAAGAACAGCACGTTCACCGCGCCCATGAAGACCGCCAAGGGGCGCACCTCGAAAGCCGACAACCCCATTGCGCAAATGGCATTGATGGCAGACAGCGCGATTATGCAGGCCAACAGAAACAGGCTCGTTAAGATACCATTCCTAAACTATGTGACCAAGCACCCTAGCGATTTGGTGAGCGTTAGCGACATGTGGCTTGAATATGACGAGGTGAACGACACGTGGAAACCGAAGTTCCCCGAAATATCCCCCGAAGACACGCCAGAGGAGGTTGAGAGGAAGGTGGACGAATTTGAGGAGAAGATGAATGAGCTGTCCACGCAGCAGCCCGACAAGTACGTGCGCCAAGGGGAAAAGGGCAACATCCCATATAGGGTGTTGGGCAGCGACATGCGCGAGCATCAGGTGATTGTGAAACGCAACGGCAAGGACTATGTGCTGACCATCAACGGCAACCCTAGGGCGGCACAGGCTATCAACGGCCTTACCAACCCCGACAACAAGTCCACTGGGGCTATCGACAGGGTCTTCGATTGGATTGCGCAGGGCAACAGGTGGTTGAGTGCCGCATACACCACGCGCAACCCCGACTTCGTGGTAAGCAACTTCATCCGCGACACGTTCTATTCGAACGTGATGGTACACGTAAAGGAGGGCAGGAATTACGCAACGAAGTTCCACATCAACCACGCCATTTGCAACCCTGTAATGATTGGCAGGCTGCTGCACAAATACAACAACGGCGAGTTGGACATGAACAACGAGTTGCAGCGGTACTTCTACGAGTTCATGATGAACGGCGGCGAGACGGGATGGACGTCCGTCAAGAATGCGGAACAGCATAAGAGCGACATCAAGAAGACCTTGGATAGGGGAGCGGCAGGCAAGTCTGTAAAAAAGATATTCGAGGGTCTAGACCACCTTAACCGCGCCATTGAGAACAGCGCGCGCTTTGCGGCTTTCGTCACTTCGCGGCAGATGGGCAGGCAGCTGGGCAGGAGCATATACGATGCCAAGGAAATTAGCGTGAACTTCAACAAGAAAGGCAGCGGCTCGAAGATGCTTGGCGCGACTGGGCAGACGTGGCAAGGGAACACTGCCGCTTTCGTGTCAGGCATCGGCCGTGGGTTGTACACGTTCTGGAACGCGAGCGTTCAGGGTTTGACAAACTACATGCGCTACACGCACCGAAACCCAGTAAAGGGTTATTCGCTTGCAACCGCCCTGTTCGGGCTTGGGTTGCTCATTCCCTATGTGGGCTATCTCATGAGCGGTGGCGACGATGACGGCAACGGCTACTATGACATGCCTGAATACGTAAGGCGTTCCAACATCCTCATAAAGGCAGGGAACGGATGGGCTAAGATTGCGTTGCCGCAAGAATATCGTGCCATATACGGCATGGGAGAGCTTGCCATGACCGCCATGAGCGGACAAAACCAAATGACGCGCGGCGAGGCGTTGCTCTCGGCGGCAGAACAGCTTAGCCAAGTGTTGCCCATAGACTTCATGGAGGGCGGCGGCTCGTGGACGGCGGCAGTGCCGACGGCGTTGAAACCCATCGTGGAGGCAAGCATAAACAGGTCATGGACGGGGTTACCAATCTATAGGGACAATCCTTTCAATAAGGACGACCCCGAATGGGCTAAGTCGTACAAGAGTGTCAATGGGGAGTTGAAAGCCGTCACGAAGTGGCTTAGCGACAACACGGGTGGCGATGACTACACCGGCGGAGCGATAGACTTGAACCCTGCGCAGATAGAATACGTCATGAAAGGCATGCTCGGCGGTTACTATTCGTTCATGGACAAGGTGGTGAAGACGGCAAAAATGCCGTTCGGCGCGCAGCCTGTGGAGGCAAAGGACATCCCATTCGTAAACCGCCTTTACGTAACCGGGGACGAGCGCACCAAGGAGCGTGCCATCAACAACGCATACTTCAAGTTCAGCAAGGAACACGACCATACGAAAAAGCTGTTGCGCAACTACGAGCGCGAGGCAAAGCAAGGTTCTGAGAAATACATCGAGAAGATAAACCTGATGTACAACGAACCCGAATACGCGCGCTACCTCATTTTCGAGGAATATTCAAAGGAGATAAACCATCTCGGCAAGCTTAGGAAAGAAGTTCAAGGAGACCCTGACGCCACGCTCGAAATCGACAAGCAAATATCCGACTTACGCAAGGAAGTGGTCAATAAGCTGCGCGAGGTGAAGTGACGGCGCGTTACAGATAAAGGGAGGGATGGTGGGCGATTTGTTATTTTTGCACGTAAAACGAAAGGTATAAGTATATGGCAACAAAACTGATGTCGATGCGTAAGGTCATGCCGCGCAAGGAGAACATGGACAGCATAGAGCATGCCAAAAGTCGCGACGGAGACCAAAGGGCGTACGGCGTGTTGATGCAGGCGCAGCAGCACTGGTTCAACATGCACAAGTTCCGTGAGAACCGCGAACGGTGCAAGCGGTACTGCTATGGGGAACAGTGGAAAGACCTTATTGCCGTTGACGGCAAAACGATGACGGAGGAAGACTACATCAAGGAACAGGGGAACATCCCTTTGAAAAACAACCTCATACGCAGGCTCGTGCGAAACGTGCTGGGCGTATACCGCAACCAAAGCAAAGAGCCGACCTGTACCGCGCGCGACCGCGAGGAGCAGAAGATTGGCGAAACGATGAGTACCGTGCTGCAATACAACATGCAGCAAAACCGCATGAACGAGTTGTATGCGCGCTCTATGGAGGAGTTCCTCATAAGCGGTCTGGTGGTGCATCGCAAGTGGTACGGTTGGCGCAACGAGAAACTGGACTGCTGGACGGACTATGTGCAGCCGAACAATTTCTTCGTGGACGCCAACATGCGCGACTTCCGCGGATGGGATGCGAGCTGTGTCGGCGAGATACACGACGTTAGTTTTCAGACCCTCTGCGGACAATTCGCCGAAACGCCAGAGGACTACAACAAGCTTGCCAATATCTATGCAGGTGCGCGCGATGCCGAGAACGTGGTCTCATTCTACAATTCGTTCGGCATGCCGCAGCTTAAAAACATATCGTTCCTCATGCCTACCGAACAGAGCCTTTGCAGGGTTGTAGAAGTGTGGCGAAAGGAAAGCAAGCCACGATACAGATGCCACGACCCCAACACGGGCGACGTGTACAAGATAGACGTTGAGGACTATAAGGAAATGATTGAGTTGGAGAACGCCAGCCGAATAGAACGCGGCACGCGCTTTGGGATGGACATTGACGACATTCCGCTAATCAAGGCAACGTGGTTCATCGACGATTATTGGTACTTCTATTACCTAAGCCCATTCGGCGACATCCTCAAAGAGGGCGAGACCCCATTCGCCCATAAGGGACACCCCTACGTCTTCAAGGCATACCCATTTATAGACGGCGAGATACACTCTTTCGTTGCAGACGTGATAGACCAACAGCGGTACACCAACCGGCTGATAACGATGTACGACTGGATAATGCGCGCAAGCGCAAAGGGAATGCTGCTGTTCCCCGAGGAGAACCTTCCCGACGGAATGAGCTTGGACGACGTTGCCAACGAGTGGAGCAGGTACAACGGCATACTCGCCATAAGGACAAAGGGAACGGACAGGATGCCGCAACAAGTGTCTAGCAACAACACGAACATAGGCATAGACAACCTGTTGAACCTGCAATTGAAATTCTTCGAGGACATATCCGGTGTGAACGGGGCGTTGCAGGGCAAGCCTGGGTATAGCGGCACCAGCGGCAGTCTTTACGCCCAGCAGACACAGAACGCTACCACATCGCTAAGCGACCTGTTGGAGAGTTTCGGCGACTTCGTGATGAACGCCGCCTATATGGACGTTAAGAACATACAGCAATACTACGACAGCAAGCGCGTGTTCAACATCGCAGGCAGGCGCGGTGCGCTTACCATATACGACCCAGAGCGCATACGTGACGTGGAATTCGACTTGAGCATCACAGAAAGCACGCTTACGCCTGCATACAGGCAGATTGCAAACGACTTCATCATGCAGTTGTGGCAGAGTGGGCAAATCAGCTTGCAAGAGCTGTTGGAAAACGGCGATTTCCCATTTGCAGACCAGCTATTGCAAAGCATCAACAGCAGGCAACAGGAACAGGTGCAACAGATGGTTGGGGAGCAAGGAACGCTGCCCATGCCTCAACCGCCGCAAGGGCAGCCGCCGATGCAGCAGACGGCATGATAGTGACAACAATAAAGGCCAACACGTATGTTGGCCTTTATTGTTTTAGATGGTTGCCGCAGAAACGACTTTCTTCCTCCTTGTCGTCCGTGGCTTGGTCAAGTCCACGTACTTAGGCAACCCCATCTCGAAGAAACAGATGTGCAGGCCTATGGCACGTGTCATCAGCAGGTCGTCATGCTTGCCGATGATTGCTCCGTACGCGCCGTTTTTCTTGCGTTCGTAGGTCAGGTATTCGTCCAGGCATCGTTCGTCACGCTCGACATATAGGTTCTCACGTACGGCCTTTATGAGCGTTGCTATGACCATCGGCTTTGTTGACACGTTGGTATGGAAACCATACTTCTTAGGCCGACCCTCCTTTATGTCGTCTTCGCTTTGCCTGCGCGCATACAGGTTGGGATATACGTCCTTTATTTGGTTTAGGATAAAGTGGGACAAATCGCCGTCCACCTGCCGTTCCTTGTCTTTCGTTTCGAGCGTGTTGCTCTCGATGACGAGCAGCGCATTGTCGTAAAAGGCCGCTATCTGCGCCGCTTTCCATGCGAGTATGTCCATGTCGACATGTCCGTACCATTGCGCCACGACAACTGGCTTGCCGCCATCGGCCATAAATACGCGGTCGAAGACCGTTATCACAGACCAGTCCGCCTTTTTCGAGCGGCCGCCGATGTCCACCACCACGAGGTATCGTTCCGTGACCTTTTCGGTATTCGACATAACGGGCAAGTTCCACACCGAGAGCAACCCTTGCGAGCCTTGCGCGAACCGCAGGTTCTTCAACGCCCCTTCGCCCTCCTGGGCATCGCCGTACACTTCGCCAACATACCTTGGCGAGCGGCATGCTGGTTTCAGTTCCTCCACCTTGTACTTGTCGAACACGCGCGCGCCCGAATGCACGAACGCCTCAACATCGTCAGACGGGTATTCGGATGCCATGTCACCGTGGTCTGCATACTTTGAGCGTTCCTGTACGTACCAGTTGATGGCCTCGAGCGTTGCCCCTTTCTTCCACAGCCAATAAAGGTATTGTCCGCTTTCCTCGCGGTTCGATGCCGTAAAGTCGTTTTCGCGGTTGGCATACAATCGTATGGCGAACTCCACCTTTGCCCTCTCGTTCTCAAATGGTATTGCATATTGCTCGATTTCAAACCACGCAATGAATAGCGCGGAGAATTGAGAAATTCCTTTCTTAGCCGCATCGTATTCGCGTTGGAAGAAGTTGCCCGTTCCGTTTGCCGTACTCTCATACACTATCATGGTGTAGGGTTTGAGCAAGATGCCCGAGCATGCGGAGCGTATAATCTCATCGGGTGTTTTTCCCTCTGTCGTCTTCCAAAGTCCGACTTCGGTACAATGCACAAGGTTATAGTCGCCGCCGCGTGCGGAGTCGGGTTTCTCTGCCGTGCCAATCTTTATCTTGCAGTTCCGTTGCGGTATTCGGTGCATGTTTCCACTCTGCCCCACCCCTACAATTTTCGGCTCGTTGGCGTTGTAGCTTTCTCCTAAGCCGTACAGCAGTTCGATAGGATATGCGTTGATGAGGCGGTCGAACATGTCCTTAACCTCTATTGAGGCATCCTTTTGATGACCGACAATGAGCGAGTTTAACCCCACTTGGTGCATCAGCTGCAACCATGCCATGTATATCTGTGTTGCCGTTGAGCCTCCCCATTGCCTAGCCTTGAGTAATATCACACGTATGGGTTTGCCAGCAAGGCGCATTCGTTCAAACGCCGCAATAAGCCTGCGTTGTGGGCGGTTGAGTATGAAACGAACGTCCAAACCGCCGCCCTTTTTCTTGATGAACGCAAGTACGGCCGCCCAAAAACAGAAGTCATGTTCGTAACGCACGCGCGTGAACTGCTCCACAACCTTGTGTTTCTCCTCGGCCGTACACTCCACTCCAAGTTCCTTTTCCAGGAAGTCCTTTATCGAGCCGTGCTTTACGATAAGCTGCACGAGGGGTATTTTCATCATGGACTTAGGCAGCCATTGGCGGACAAGGGGAAAGTCAGATATGCGGACTTCCTCCCTTTCCAATATCGAATTTTCGCCCGTGATAGGATTGAACGGGGCGTTGATTTCCGCGTTTCGCCGCTCGTTCTCCCTTATGATTTCCGCTACCGCGTTATCATATCCCTCAGTTGTACGTTCTCTTTCCTTTTCGCCCATTTTCTCCTTATCCTGCAAATTATGACACGTGCCGAATTTGGCCTTAGATAGAATTTCGGTGCTTGCTGTTTCAGTACCTGAAAGACACAATCGTTGAACGACATTGACGGATGTTCCGCCATGAAGACTTTTAGCCGCCTGTAAATCTCCATGTACATTTCTCGTTTCATCTCACCCATGTTGGGCAGCGTGTCGCCGCGCATCATCTCCGCCAACACGATTTTAGCTCGTGTCTCACTGACCCAAAATCGGCTGCACGGCATCTCCACCACATTTGCATAGATGTCGTCCATCCTTATGTACTCTGCTTTCAGCAAGCTCTCCCTGAAAGCCCTTATCAAATCGCTTTCCAATTCTTGCCGATACTCAAATTCACTACCTTTCCTCTTCATTCCACTTCATTTTTGGTTTAACAGATTGTTTGGACTTTTACACAGAAAACTTTATGGAGTAAAAAAGTTTTCTGCTTATCGCAAAGTTACGAAATGGGCATAAACAAATAAAAAGCGCAAAGCAACTCGGTATCGTATCTTTGCGAGAGAAATAGTAATGCACAAAAAATATTGCGATGGAAGAGGTTGTAAATCAAGACAATAGAAGTAAGCGTGACCTACTTATGGAACGCCTTGCAAAGAAATACCCCGACAAAGATTTTTCGGATGATGAAAATCTTTTCGGGCAAATCTCCGACGATTACGATGCAAACGACGAGGAATTGAACGGCTACAAGGAACGTGAGGGCAAGTTTGCAGACTTACTCAACAGCGACCCTCGCAGCGCATCATTCTTGGTTGATTGGAAAAATGGCAAAAATCCACTTATCGCCCTTATCGAGCGTTTCGGCGAAGAGGACTTCCGCGATGCGCTTGACGACCCCGCACTTCGTGAGCAACTCTCCGAGGCAAACCAAAAGTTCGTTGAGCGTGTAGCCAAGGAAAAGGAGCTGGAAGAGGAGTATAACTCCAATATTACAGAAACCCTTGCCTACTTGGACAAGTTGCAAGAGGAAGACGGCTTGTCTGACGAAGAGATAGCCGAAATCGTGCAGTTCTTGGCAAACATCGTCAAGGACGGCATCGTAGGTAAATTCACCCCCGAAAGCATAGAAATGGCTCGCAAGGCACTTCATCACGATGAGAACGTGGCAGTAGCAAGCGAAGAGGGGGAGGTACGCGGCAGGAACGCGAAGATTGAAGAGAAGTTGCGCAAGAAAGGCGCAGGGGACGGCTTGCCGCATTTGGACGGCAAGAATGGGGTTAAGGAGAAAGAACATAAGCGGCCTCAAACAATCTTTGACGAGGCTCGCTTGGCACGCTAAGCATAAAAGACAACATGATATGTCAGAGAGAAAATTACCACCCATTGAGGGACAAGAAATCATTCTCGTTGCTGGGGCGAAAGAACTAAGCCCCGGTAGTGCAGGGATAAAATCACATCTAGGCGGTCAAGCCACGACCATATCGGGAATAGCAGGTGCTACTGGCGGAATAGATGCAGGCAACTTCATTGAGGCGGACGTTTGAAAGTATAATGTTTAAAATTTGAAAGAGAATGGCAGAGCAAAAAGTGGCCAAGATTGACGGCCAAGAAGTAGGATTGATGACGGGAGCCAACACCCCTGCACCAGGTAGTGCCGGTGTTCAGTCACAATTAAACGGTCAACCCACGACCGTATCAGAGGTGGCGAACTCGACCGGCGGTATCGATGGAGGTAACTTTATCCAACCCGACATCGATGAGGAATTGTTTGCGTTTGATGCGGGCGACACCCCGCTTATGCAGATAATGCTGAAAGCGAAGAAGGTTAACGTGGAAAGCCCGGAAGTGGACCACTTTATCATAGACGAACCACGTTCGAAGATTGAAACCAGCGATAAGGTTGATAAAGGGGCGACCAACCAATTTATCTTACCATTGCCGTCCAAAGACCAAGGCATACCCAGGGTGTGTGGAACGCTATTGGTAAAAGGCGTTGACGGGTATGCACCCAACGGTAAGACGCTCACCCCCGGCAAAGACCTTATGCTGTATGTGGTCGGACGCGACAATGCCACAGGCAACCCCATCGTAATTGCTGTTAACGGACCCAGGGCGACGTCCGATGACGAATATTGCACTACACCTGCCATCCCGGCAGGCACGACATTAATCGTCATGGCCAACGCCCTTTACGAAACTCAAAAACACGTTGAACCTGATACGTCAGTACCCAAACCTATAAGGCTCTTCCTACAAAAGCGTGGAATGAACCAAGTAGTAAGCGACTACTTTGACAAGCAAAGAAAGCGCATTCCTTTCGCACAGGCCATCATCGCCGAACAACAAATCAAGAAGTTCAAGCTGGAGGGCAACCGCACTTGTTGGGGAGGCGTCATGGCACGCATTAAGCGTGACACCGGTTCTATGGGAATGCAATATGTATACTTCTCAATGGGCATCAGATGGATGTTCAAGCGCGAGTTGCAAGCACCCGATACTTGGACGGTAGAAAAGTTCATCGCACTGTCGAAGATGTACAACACGGGTGAGGACAAGCCCAACGGCGGTCTCTTGCTTGCAGGCAAGAACCTCTTGGAGAAACTCCAATGCATCGACTACTCGAAACATCCCGAAATCAAGATTTCGGTTGAGGTAAACACAATCGGATGGGTTGTCACTCGCGTTCACACCGTGTTTGGCGACTTCGACATCAAACACGACCCCACTTTGGACAGGATGGGCTGGAGCAACAGCGGTGCGTTGATTTGCCTGGACAGGTTCGTACACTATGTGTATTCGCAAGAACACACCTTCAATGAGGATGTAGAGGGCGAGGAGGCTAAGCGTAAGGGCATATTGACATGGGATGCACCAGCCCTTAAAGGCACTTGCCACATTTGGATTGACGGTGAGGGAGAGACGGTCGCACCTGGTTACGTGATGTGGGACAAGGACACCATTCCGGCAGGCAAAGACCTGGTTGACGGCACCATATACTACCTCATGAAAGACGTGCCTGGCATCGGCAAGGGCGCAAAGGCAGGTGAACTGTGGCTGTACAAGGGAACTAAGTGGACGGAATACTCCGCAGAGCTTACTGCCCAGTAACACTAAAAATTTATTTTTCTGTTTTCATAATTAATTGTTTAGAAGTGGGGCGGACGGCAAGTGCCGTTCGCCCTTTTTAAAAGAAAGACAGCAAGATGGCAAGATACAAAAAGACATACGGCATAGACTACTACGCCGAGAGACAGATAACAATCATGATGGGCAAGGCATCGCTTAACGTCCTGTTCTCGGGCGGTGCGTCTACGGGCTATGGAAACACCCCTGCGCAGTTCACGACATCAGAGCCGATTTTCCAGCACGCGATAGAACACTGCCCCTTGTTTTTGAAAGGCGGCATAAAAATCCTAAGCGTGATAGAGCTGGAAGACGACCCCAAGCCGCTAGGCGTTGAGGAGAGCGAGGAAGAACGCGCCGAGCGTATGGCGAGAGTTCGGGCTGCAAAAGAGACGGCTCATGACGAGGGCGAACAACCACAGCCAACCGAGATGACGGAAGTTGAGGTTACGTGCATTGAGGATGCCAAGCAGTACATGATGGACAATCACGGCTATTCGGCGCGTGCGTTGAAGACTGTAAAGAACATCCTTGATGCGGCCAAGCATGTTGGCGTACGTTTCAAAGGCTGCAAGGAATTGGAGGAAGACTAAAATTCGGTGAGCGATGAAGAAGTGTTCCATAGCAGAACTGAAACGGCGCGTTCGCATAGCACTAGACCAGAACATGGTTAACGAGCAACTTGCAGTGTTGGGCGACGTCGACACGCTTTCGCTTGACGACATCATTGCCGAAGAACTGCCCATAGCGGCTCGCATTGTCGAGAACAGCGCACCTGCGCACCTGCTTGACGGCGGAAAGGACTTCAGCGGTAGTTGCGGTTGGCATGGCGCAGTTGGCTATGGTAGCGGTTTCATCGCGTTGCCGAAAGATTTCATGCGCTTGGTTTCGTTCAGGATGAGCGATTGGAGTTTCGCCGTAAGCAAGGCAATAAAGGAAGACGACCCTCTCTACGAGGTGCAGCATAGCCGCTACCCAGGCGTTAGGGGTAACCCCCAAAGTCCAGTGGTGGCAATCGTTACGCAACCCGTCGGGCAGGTGTTGGAGTTTTTCAGCTGCACGGCAGGCGAAAACGTCTATGTGAAACGCGCACGTTACCTGCCGTTTCCCAAGGTGGTCGGCGGTAATATGGAGCTGTGCGAGAAACTTATAGACCCTATCGTCTATCAGGCGGCGGCAAATGTCGCTTTGAGCATCGGCAATGCAGATGCCGCAACGGGACTTGGCGCAAAGGTAAAGACATTGTTGGAACAATAAAGTATTTTTTGATATGATAGACGAATTAAGGGGAATTCTAATGGTTCTTGGCAGCTGGTTGTTTTCACGGCTTGTGCCTATTGCCGACTTCATGCAGGGCATGCTCCTGCTGTTCCTCATCAACTTCGTGTTCGGCGTAGTTGACGACGTGGTAAAGGGCAACGCCTGGGAGTGGCGTAAGGCAAGGACGTTTTTCTTGCACATATTGGTGTTTTTCGTCATTGCGGCGTGCATGTGCATCGTGGGCTACTTTCTGCATAACGCGGAAGAGGCGGTTACTGGAATACAGATAATGTGCGTTATGGCCGTATGGTTCTACGGAGTGAACATATTGAAGAACGTATGTAGAATTTTAGTGACAAACAGCCCGATGTGGAAATTCTTCAACTTCCTTTACTGGGTTCTTTCGTTGAAGATGGTCGAGAAGATACCATACCTAAGCGAGTACATGAAGAGCGGGGCGGAGAAGATAGAGGGAACGAAAGATAACATAAACAAAAACAATAGCAAAAATGGAAAAAGTTAAGGAATTTTTAAAGAAGTATTTTAGCGTGGCAAAGGTAGTGTTCGTGCTGCTGGGACTGCTGTTCGGTTTTGTTGCGATGCTGACCGAGAAAGAGGCGGAGTACAATTGGGTGTTCGCCATTGTGGTGTGCATCATCCAATGCGGTTTCTTTGAGTCCATTCGCGCGGTGACGTCCAAGGAAAAGCGTTACGACTGGCGCAATCCCGTGTTGGCGTTAGCGGCAACCATTGTGGCGATATTCGTTTGCTTACTGCTATGAAGTTGACAGAAAGGTTAGCCCAGTTCGGTGCGGACAGGTGGATGCACATCGCGGCATCCCTTGTCCTTGCCGACATCACCACGCGATGTTTGCGCAGGTGCGGCGCAGGATGCTTTTTATCCGCTGGCGTTGGCTTTGGCGTGAGCTTGGCGGTTGGCATCGGCAAGGAATTGTATGACAAGTACAAGGAGAAAGAAACGTTTGACTGGGGCGACATCAAGGCCGACATCGTTGGTGCTGCATGTGGCTCTGTAATTGGAATGATATGAGACAGATTTATGAATTGGTGGTTCATTGCAGTGCCACTCCCGAGGGGCGCGACTACACGATTGACGACATAACGAAGTGGCACAAGGCGCGAGGTTTTGACACGATAGGCTACCACTATGTTGTTTACCGAAATGGAGAAATTCATGTTGGCAGGCCTGAATATGTGCAAGGCGCACATGTTCGAGGTCACAACCGCAACAGCATCGGGGTTTGTTACATCGGAGGCTGCGCCGAGGACGGGAAAACGCCCAAAGACACACGCACAGCCGAACAGAAGGAGGCTTTAACAAAGCTCTTGCGTGGGCTAAGGAGAAAATATCCCGATGCAAAGATATTTGGGCATCGTGACTTCGACAAGCACAAGGCATGCCCTAGCTTTGATGCGAGGAGTGAATACAAGGACTTGTAAAAAGTGTTTGGCATGAAAGGAAAGGACATCCTAATATTGGTATTGCTGCTTACCGCCCTCGTACTGGGGTTCATCCTCGGCAGAGGCAAAAAAGTAGAGGTGCAAGTAAAGGAGCGCACAAAGACGAAGGTGGTGACGAAGTACGACACCATCAGAGCGGCAGTCCCCAAACCTGTCCATGATACTATCGTAAAGTGGCAGGAGGCGAGAGTTCCAAGGGAGCATTTTCGTGACCTCACGAAAATGACAAAAGACTCTGATAGTATTGATGTTACGCTACCAATCACCCAACGAATGTATAGGGACAGCAATTATACTGCATGGCTTAGCGGCTATCAGCCGAGATTGGACAGCATACACACGTACAACAAGATGGTTTACACCACACGCACTATCGAGCGCACGGTAACCAAGCCCCCCAACAGATGGGGTATCGGCATCAACGCAGGATATGGCTATGGCATTAACTCTAAATTATTCGAGCCGTACATCGGCGTTGGCGTGACATATATCATCTTTTAATAAATTCATAATGGTCAGGTACGAAAAACGGCAAAAATGGAAATCAACGACTTAGGCACATTCAAGAACATCAGCGAAGTGTGGAAACGCTACCCAGAGGGCGGCAAGGAGGGCGACTACGTTACCATAGGCGTAGTCAAGCACCGCTGGAACAAGTACGAACAAATTTGGGAGAATGCGGAGAACGTCACCGAGAGCGGCGGCGGTACAACCAAAGTTGTTGACGGCGACATGATTGTCGAAAAGAACCTGACCGTTACAGGCCGCATATTCAATGACGGCATGCAGATACCCAACTGCGGCCTTTATCCCACAGAGGAGGCCTTGCGTAAGGCTCACCCTACACCCGAAGTTGGGATGTGGGCTGTTGTGGGAAACGCAATACCAGGTGCCTTGTGGCGTTGCGACAAGGCAGGCGAATGGAAAGCGACAGGCACGACAGGCGGAGCTGGGCAGCTGGATGCCAACGCCATAACCGAGGCGGTTAAGAAAGCCGACAATGCACAAGCGGCAGCCAATAAGGTGCAAGGCAGCGTGGACGCATTGAAGAAGACGGCCGAAGATGCAAAGAATGCGGCGGCTGCCGCAGAACAGAAGGCAAACAATGCCAAAGCCACGGCTGATGTAGCGGACGCCTCGGCAAATACTGCCAACAGAGCCTTACTGGAAATGAGCCAACAGATGGGAAAGGCAGGCGGCATAGCAAAGCTTAACGAATATGGCAAGATACCTACAAACCAATTGCCCAAAGAGGCGTTGGAAAGTGGGGGTAATACCTATAATTTTACAGCGGAAAACGGAAGTGAAGTAAACGATTTTATACTAGCGGTGAGTGCCGTGCCGATAGATAAGAGGAAACAAGGTCTGGTTGTTACTGCGTCTGTCACAGGGCAAGGTTGGATTACAGCACAATACATAGGCGGCAATAATTACACCAACGATGACGTGTGGCGCAGCCCGACAAACTGGAAACCATTTGGAGGTGGTGGGACTGGTAACGTCAGAAAGTTGGAGGTTGTTAAAGGCACCAAGACGGAAGAATTAGAACCCGACAAGGACGGCAAGATACAACTCAACATACCGACAATAGACGTTGACGAAACGCTGACACAAGACGGGACGAACCCCGTACAGGGCAAGGCCATCGCCGCGGCGTTGGCCAACATCAACCCAGGCAAGAAACTGCGCCTCAACACCATCGAGAACGGCAACGACAAGGCTTTCTCAATATCACTTTTAGACGAGAACGACGAAGAATTGTCCACAACCGAACAATTTAGCGGCGGAGGTGGTGGCGGTAGCGTGGCGGCAACAAAAATAGTGCTGGAACGCATTACAGGCAGCCTTACGACCAAGGCAGGTTCGGAGGTAAAGCTGCAATTCAGGTACGACCATATCGACACGTCGACCAACAGCAGCACAGGCACGCCAGCCCTGGCGGAGATTAGTGTCATACGTGGGGCGAACGTGAACGTCATCAAGATGCAGTTGCAGGCAGGCAATATCCATACGATAGACGTTACCAAGTACATAGGCGTAGGGTCTAACACCATCCGCATGAAGGTGACGGCAGGCGAGGAGGAGAGCAAGCAGGTCAGCTCGCTCACATGGACGGTCACGGCCGTACAGCTCACGCTTGCATCAAGCTTTGACATCGCCACGGACATAACGCGCGGCGACCGCGTGAGCATACCTTTCGCGCTTACGGGCAGCGGACAGAAGACACTGCGCTGTTTCGTCGACGGCATCGACACGGAAGACCGCACCATCAACGCCAGCAGTGCCAACGGGGCGTTCAGCGTAGACACGTCAAGGATGGGGCATGGCAGCCACGGCGTTGCGTTGGTGGCCGAATTGGAACTGCCTAGCGGCCTGATTAAGAGTAACGTCATATACTTCGACATCGCGGTGCGTGAGAACGGCAACGACAAGCCGATTGTGGCGGCGCGCTTTGACTATGCCGAGGGCTCGGGATATACTGGCAGCCCCGACAGCGGCAGCCGCCCCTACATCGAGGTGCCGAAGTTCGGCCGCTATAAGTTGCCTTACGCCGTATGGGGCGCAGGCGGCAAGCCCGTGACCATCACGGAGGGAACGCAGGTGGTTTCCTCTCGCCACCTCGACTTCGTGCGCGTGGAGTACGAAAGTACGGCGATGGCGGACGGGGAAACGCTGTGTAAGGTGACGTGCGGCAATACCACATACACATACGGCCTGCGCGTGAGCGGCTCCGCAATAGACATTACCGAGCCTACCGATAATTTGGCGTTAAAGTTAAGCGCGGCAGGCAGAAGCAACGATGACACCAACCGCGAGGAGTGGAAGTACAAGAACGTGGCCACCAAGCTAAGCGGGTTCAAGTGGGGCGGTGACGGCTGGATGGGCGGTGCGCTGCACCTCACAGGCAGGGCGCGCGCCAGCGTAAGCTACAAGCCGTTGGCTACCGACGCAATGGCGTTCAGCATCCGCCTGCGCGTTACGGACGTGGTGGACGACGATGCGGTAATAGTGCGCTGCCTTGACGGGGCTAACCACGGCTTTGAGATAACCACGCAGGAGGCGCGATTCGTCAGCGCAGGCGGCGCGGAGGTGGCGCGAAAATTCGCCACGGGCGAGATATACAATATTGGGTTCGTCAGCTATCCTGCCGTTAAGGCGGACAGCACGCAGGACGAGCGTGTCAACGCCAATATGATGTACATCTTCATCAACGGGGAGAACGTGGGCGGCGTGCAGAAAGAGGGCGGAGACAGCGTAAGGCAGGCTATCCCTGCAAATGTCGTAATCGGTTCGGACAAGTGCCACGTAGAGGTGTTCTCCATGCGCGGCTACACCAACTACCTGACCGCCGAGCAGATGCGCACGGCCGACATGCTCGACCGTGGAAACGTTGAGGAGCTGATGCGCGAATATGCGGCAAACGACATTCTCAACGAGCAGGGCAACGTCAGCCCCGCCAAGTCGAAACTGCCTTACGTAATCGTGACGGGTAAGGCCGACAACGGCAATCCCATAATGTTGCAAGCCGCCATCAACAACAACAAGAAGACGAAGTACCCCGTAGACGGGTGGTTGTTCGTTGACCCGAACGACTTCTCGCGCAACTTCCGCGTGGTAGGCGGACACATCAGGCTGCAAGGCACTTCGTCCCTAGCATACCCCACAAAGAACTACCGCCTTTATTCAAAGAAAGCGGACAAGGCGAGCGTTACGGAGGTGACCCCCGAAATTTGGCAAGGGTGTGATGCGCAGGGGCGCGGCGGCACTAAGTTGAGCAAACCTAAGATTGGCATCTTCGCAGGCAGCGGCGGCAAGAGGAGCGCGCCCGTTGATTGCTGGTGTCCCAAGGCCGACTACGCAGAGAGCAGCGGCACGCACAACACGGGCGCGGCAAGGCTGTTCAATGACACGCTGAAAGCGGCAGGCTACCTCACGCCTGCACAGAAGTACGCCAGCGGCTACGACAAGGACATACGTACGACCATTGATGGTTTCCCGTGCCTGCTGTTCTACCGCGCCACGGAGGACGATGAGCCTATATTCCTGGGCAAGTTCAACTTCAACAACGACAAGAGTACCGAGGAGGTGTTCGGGTTCAGGGACATACCAGGCTACCACGATGCCGAGTGGGTGCGTACGTTGTTCGGAGGCAAGAACCCCACCGAGTGTTGGGAGTTCCTCAACAACGACTACCTTATGGGCAGTTTCCTCGATGCCGACTTCGACGTCAAGGACACGGACGGCACGCCCAAGTGGATGAAGGTCTTCGAGGCACGTTTCCCCGATGATGATGCAATCAATGCGGAATACAAGGCAGGAAAAAAGAAACCGAAGTACTTGCAGGCGGCCGTTGAGTGGGTGAAGTCGACCAAGGACAATCCGCAGAAATTCGCTAAGGAATTGGCAAACTATTTCAACGTGCCGTACCTGTGCGCCTATTACATGCTGACCGACATCAACGGCTGCGTTGACCAGCGCGTGAAGAACATGATGCTGTGTTTCTTTTACGACCCGAACGCAAGCGACCACCCTATCATGGGCAAGGTGCGCGGTTACTTCATATTCTACGACAACGACACCATCAACGGCCTGCGTAACGACGGCCGCAACAAATACCCTTGGTGGATGGACGAGAACACGCTTGACGAGGAGTTGAGCGTTGGCGGCCGCAGGGTGTACGCCTTTGCAGGCCATGACAGCGTGCTGTGGAACAACCTGCGTACGCAATTCGGGGACGAGCTGCAAGATGCGTACAGGAAGTTGCGCGCAAAGATGAGCGACGAACTCATATACAGGTACTTCGACAAGGAGCAGGCCGATATGTTCTGCACAAGGCTGTACAACCTCGACGGCGAGATGAAATACGTGCGCGCCAAGACGATAGGCGTTGGCGGTAAGACCTATTCGTTCCTTGAAAGCATGCAGGGCAGCCGTAGGGCGCACCGCCGTTGGTGGTTGAGAAACCGCCTATCGCTGTTCGATGCGCGCTACCGCACGGGTAACTACACGCGTACCGACTTAGCTTTTAAGGGCAATTCGGCAGCAGGCGCGACCATCCGCGCATGGAGCGGCCGCGACTGGTACATGTCGTTCGTGCGCGAGGGTTCGGAGCTTATCCATAAGAAAGTGGCCAAGGGTGAGGAGTTCAGTTACACGTATGGCGAAACGGCCAACATCGGCACGATATTCCACCTGTACGGCTGCGAGCATGCCAGCAAGGTAGACCTTAGCGAATGGGGCGGCTTTACCGACCTTACGCTGCCGACATTGCCAAGGCTCGAAACGCTCGTGTTGGGTCGTGACGGCAAGGAGTACGCCCTTACCGAGTTGGCGTTGGGCAAGAAATTGCCGATGTTGAAGGTGATGGACATGCGCAACTACACGGGCTTGTCGGGCATCGACCTAAGCGGCTGTAACCTGTTGGAGGAGGTGAACGCAAGCGGATGCACGGCCTTGACCTCGATGAACCTCGCCGAGGGCAGCCCGATACGCAAGTTGGTGCTGCCTGCCAACTTCGCGAACCTGTCGTTGCGTTCGCTGCACGACCTCAAACGCGAGGGGTTGGAGTTCGCCAACATCGCCGCGCTGCAATCCATACGCATAGAGAATTGCGCGGGGCTTGACGCCGTGGCCATCGTCAAGGAGGCGTTGACGGCTGGGGCTAACGTGAGGTGGCTAAGGTTGCGCGCCGACATGGTAGGTGACGGGCAAGACCTACTGCAATGGATGCGCGCAGGCATCGGCGGCATGACCGCCAGCGGCGAGCCGAGGCCGAACAAGGGCGGCGTGATGGGCAAGTACCAACTCACCAACTACATGAGCAAGGAAGAATTCAGCGCGCTGACCGCCTATTACGATGGTTTGGAGCTAAGGCAGCCCGAATATACCGTCATCGAGTTGACGGACGCGGTACAACGCAGCGGCCAATGGGTGGAGGTGGCCAACGATGCCAACGTGAGCAACCACGACAACAAGACAGGCCTCTTGTATAACAACCCATACCGCCCCAGCGGACACGTGCAGGCCATACTCGATGCGCGGCACCGCGTGTTGGCCAAGATGACCAAGTACGACCAACTGGGCAACAGAACGGACAACGAAATAACGTTCTGTCAGTTGAGCGATGACGACAGCAATTACTTCCACGACGGCACGCCAGCCGTGCTGGACGGCACGCAGGGCGAAACGTTCATGTACAATCCACACTTCTGGTACAAGGGCGTAAACGACTACTTCGGCAAAAGGAACATCATTGCGTGGAGCAGCAATGCGGAGCGGCCTAGCGTTGCGCCGCATAAGGCTATAACGTTGGATGCCATCAAGGCCGCCGCAGGCTATGAGGACGGTAAGGAAGTGTTCGTGAGCGGCGACAATGTTTTACGTAAGGTGTTGGCCGATTATGCGGTGTGTACAATCGACGTGACGGGATGGAAGAGGGTGCGGTTCTGCACCGCACCGACAAGGCTAAGCGTGTTCGTCGATGCCGACGGCCGCAAGGTAGGCGAGCCTGTCAGCCCAAGCGATGACGACTTCGATGCAGGCATGTATGTCGTGGTGGACGTGCCGAAGAACGCCGTCAAGCTGGCGTTCACCATCTGCAACGTGGCGATGTGGACGGATGTCGTGTTGACCAACAGCACGGAACTAGCGGACATCGAACCCGACTGGGTGGAGCATGCGCCCCGATTGGTCAGCGTGCCGCGCCCTACTAAGGTAAACGGCAAGCTTAGGGCGATAATGAGCGGCAAGCCCGACACGGGCAACCAAAACGCAATGAACGCCAATGCCTATGCCGTGGGCAAGCGCGTAATCCGCTCGACCGAATACTGGGCGTTGTTCGTGGGATTGTTCATTTCCAAGTATGGCCGCCGCAACGGCACCTCGATGTTCGGTTACGCCAGCTATACGCCCACATGCGGACAGACCGCACAGGCAGGCATGCGCGACGTGCTTTTCAAAAGTAACAACAATTACGTCGTTAAGAGTGACGGCCAAGAGGTATTGATACAGAACACAGGTGCGATGGGTTACGAGAATTGGCCAGGCTGCATGGCGGAGGCGTTGGAGGACAGCGGCGCACTGACACAGGCCTACAATTCCAATACGCCGCACACCGATTGGCGGACGATGATGCCGAACGGCGGCGAGGACAAGCACGTATTCATGCGAGAGCTAAGCGCGAATACTAGTTTCTTGCGCCGCACGTGGTGGGGTAAGTACCTCAATACGGCACGCGTGGGGCTGGCTAACGGCACAGGAGCTACCTATTGGGCGGCGATGTGTAGCCATGCCATGCGATATACGGAGATTGTGGCAGGCTACAATACGAACACCAGCAATATAGGCACGCTTACGAGTTTCACGTTCGGATGGGTGACAACACTGCGCATGGTGTTTGACGGCAAACTCAAAGAGGAGCGACTGCCCATCGAGTTCATGAAACTGAAAGACAAGATTTTCGACGTATGATAGAAGTTAGTAAAGAACTGCTGGGCGGCAATGCCGCAGGCATGGAGGAGATAGACCCGATACGCGGCGTGTGGCGCGTGCGGTTCGGGCGTGAGAGCGGCGAGGGTGGCACACAGACCTGCCTGTATGCCGACTTCGAGCATAAGCCGACAGACGGCGAGATAACAAGGCTCATAACAGGGCATTACGACAACGAATGTGATGCGGAGTGCGAATGGGGCATGCGCTATAAGGGGCTTATCGTGTATTTGTCTTACGAGAACAAATTCAATTTCAAGGCGGCGTTCGACATCGCCGCGCGTGACCCAGCCAAGAGTTTCCCCCTGACTTTCAAGTTTTGGAAAGACGAGAGGACGCCTGTATACTGGGAGTTCAGGACGTTGGACGAGTTGTCCGAGTTCTACGTGTCGGCAATGCGGCATCTCATGGACACTTACAAGAAATGGTGGGCGAAGAAAGACCGCGAGATAATGCGGCTTGTCGACGGCTACAAGCCCCTTACGCGCGACAAGATTGAGAAAGGGGGCGAGCCATGAGGGGTTGCGGTTGCGAGAAAGGGCTGCTAAGGTGGTTGCGGCCGCCTTATGCCAAGCTGTTCCACCCTGCATGCTATGAGCATGATGCGGACTACGAGAGGGGCGGCGGCAAGGAAGACAGGCGGTGCGCAGACCGCGCGCTGTACCTCAATATGCTGTCGATAGCGGACAAGCGTAAGGGCAGGCCTTACGCGCATTGGCGGCTGGTGAGTGTGGCCCTACTCTATTACACGGCCGTACGTGCCTTCGGACGGCATTATTTCAGTTACAGGCGCGCAGCCGACGTGTGACTGATACGGATAAGTGGAGCGAACGGTGCCGAACAATTATCTTTGCAATCATGAAAGAGGTTAGGATAACAGTGAACAAGGCGCAGGTGTATGACGAAGTGGCCAAGACCACAAGCTATGCGGGGCTGAAGTCCATGACCGCAGAGGACATGGCCAGTTATAAGCGCATGTTCACCACTGATGAAGACCGAATGATGCTGGAGCGTTTTTGGAACGAGACGTGCGACATGGTTACCGACACGCTGAAACCATTCCTTTCAAGTGTCAGCGAAGTGAAGATTAGCCACGGCGTTGAACTTGCGCGCAACTACGAGATAACGTTGCAGATGGGCAACAGCTATGACGAACGACTTACGGAGAGCATCAACAACTCCGTTTACAGCTACTTCGTGCAGTCGATAACGGGCAAGTGGTTCGCGTTCGGTGACAAGGAAGAGGTTGAGCCGTACTTGAAAGGTGCTGCCGCTTTCCTGACCGAGGCGTTGCAGAAGTTGTACTACAAGAAGAAACCAGTACGCACACCTATATAGAAACAGACGAGTGACTATGGCAAAGGATATTAGCATAAGACTACACATTTCGGAAATCGTGTACGAGGTTAGGAACAAGACGTGGTTAGCAGGCCGCAGCGCGCTCAACGGAAACAACCACGAGCATGTAGCGCACATGCAGGCCAGTGACGACGAGGAAGACGAGAACCAAATGACACGCAGCATCATCAACGCCATGAGCGTGTTGAAGACGGCCGTGGGTGAATACGTGTTGCCCGACAGCCAAGACCAAAGCGCAAACGTACTGGACAAGCATGCCACGTACGACTTCGTGCTGAAGATGCCCAACAACTATAATGAGAGTTTGAGGGAAACGCTTTCGGCAGCCATGCACCAATATGTGGTTGACATCTGCGTGCGCGACTGGTACATGCTTACCAACAAGGAAGATGCGCAGGCGTACGACAACATGGCCACATCGCAACTCGGCATCATAAAGGAGGCGTTGACAAGGAGAGTGAGACCAACATACACCGCACCATGATGAGAACGGAAGATAAGGAAGTAAAGGTAGACTTGCAGCTGTACGTCTCGGAGCTGATGTACGACATAAACAACTACGCGTACATCGAGGGCGACGTGATGAAACCCAAGGAGGAACACGACCGCCACATGGTGACGGACATAGGGCAAGCAGGCAATGTAGACAGGGTAAAGCGCATCTTGGACATAGCCTACGCCGAGTGCGTGGAGTTCCTGCTCCCCTATACCAAGGAGGAGGCGGAAGAGGACATGTTGGTGACGAACGTAAGGGACGACCCCAGTGTGGCATACCGCATAAGGATGGTGTTGCCCTGGACCATATCGAAGACGACAATCGACCTGTTCAAAAAGCAGCTGCACGAGTACATGGTGTGCCGTGTGTTGGCAGACTGGTTCGGCATCGCCAACATCGAGAAGAGGGACATGTGGCTCGGCCGCATGGAAGACGCCAAGAGAGGCATGATGAAGATTTTGATTAACAGGCGTACGCGCGTACGCTTGAAACAGACCCCATTTGAAGGACAATAATGTTTTTTGGTTGTAAGTAGTTTTAGTTGAGTTTATGAATGATGGGAAAAGGATGACGTTGTGAAACGCCATCCTTTTTCTTTTTGCGACACCAACCATTACCTCGGTTGGTTTCCTTGCCGTACGGAATATTGTATAGTGCAGCCCGACACGCGGCTGTCGTTGGCGAGGGAGCATCCGACGACAAGTCGGTAATACTTGTAGGGCGTGCCGCGGAAACCTCGCATGTACATGTTTACCGAAGACCATACGGGAAACCAATTGTAAAGGTCGCGCGAGCCGTACAAGATGCTTGAAACGCTACCGCCGTAGAACTTGCCGCGCTGTATTATCGTGTCTATCGTCTTCAACACGTCCGCGTCATCCAGCTTTAAGGGGCGCGTGACCAGTAACGCGTTGATGTGGTCTTCCCTTTCAACATAGTCCAAGTCTTCTTGTGTAAGGTCGTATATGTCGCCTGTTGAGCTTTGTACCAACACGCTTGGGTAGCAATTCACAGCTGTGTGCCAATCGCACGGCATCATCCCCCACGCTTTGCTCTCCATAGAGAACATGTAGGCGAAACGCCTTTCGGGATTGAAGGCAACAATACGTTGCCCCACATAATCGAAAGCGAAACGCGTACCTTTCAGGTATTCTTTAAAAGGCATGCTCTTGAAAGCATCTTTGCCTATCCACCTTACCGCAGGGAGTTTGTCGGCATTCGGCAGCGAAGACAGCGAGAAAGGGTTCGGATTGTCCAACACCTGTGATATGCACGTACTATCGCCGCCCGACAGCAGCATTATGCCCCTATCGGACGTGAACATAACGGCATTGTCCAACTGCGTTATCGAAGAGGGGTTGTTGCAGACGTCTCGCGTTACCGGCTGTTTGGCTGAAAAACCGCCAGTTGCAGACACTTCCAACGCCCAAACGCCCTCGGAGGTGAAGGCATACATGGGAAACTGGCCGAACTGTCCTGTTGATATTGCCTTTGTTGATGATGAAAGGCCGCGTATCTCGCCAGTACCGATGGTGTTGATGTTTCGTACCGGAAAGAAAAAAGGGTTGTTCACTTCGGATGTATATACCTTGTTGGGATAGGCACTTTCGTAAGGCATCAGCTGCCCGTACTTAGACAAGTCCGTTTCCGTTTCCATGTCCGACATCGAGAAACAGAATGAGCCGTTGAGGAACTTATGCCGTTTCATGGGGAACTTAAACATCAGGTATTCCGTCCCTATGATGGCCATCACTACGTCAGGGTCAGGATGATAAAGGTACGGGAAACGCATGTATGGCGCAAAATGCTCCACTTCTCCTTTATAAATGAGTTTCTTGCCGCCTTTGTCTACAATGTAGCTAACGTTTACGTCAATCCTGCCGTCAGACGTTTCATTAGGTTTCAACGGCGAGGTGTGTTGCATGCAATGACCCAACGCAAAACCCTTGAAGTTGTCCTTTACGATGTTGGCCATATTGAGCCGGGAGTTGTATACGTACAGGCACTTCGGCGTCACCTTGTCGTGGCTGTCGTAATCGTCCGTCATGGCCTCCCTGTTTACCAACGACTTGAGCGTACCTTTCTTGAGTTCGACCTTTTTGTATGGGTTAGGCACGGGTTGGTTTCTTATGAGCAAGTCTTTTAAAAGCTGCTTGCCTAACGGGACGGGTATCTCGTTTATCAGAACGCTTTTGATTAGGAAAAACTGTGAGGCGTTCTCCGCCTCCTCATCAAAGCTCTTCTTTGGCAATTCAAACTTCCGAAGATATTTGCAGTCTGTCCAAATGTCGCTAATTTTTGGCTTTTGTAACTTACGCCACAACGTTCTTGTCGAATTGTTGAAGTCTGACGACTTGATGAAGGGGTTGGCCTTGTGGCACTTGAAACCGTCTATGTCCTGTATCCAGTCGTACACTTCTTTGCCCGGTACGGGACCCAATGAGACGTTGGCGTTGAGAGTGCCGTATTCGGAGCTGTCGCGCCCGATGAAATTCACCTCGTTTTCGTCGATATTTGCGAACCCCGTTATTTTCCCTGATTGGTCGTGTGTGTACAGCGGTTTCGAAACGAATATGTCTACGGACTTTACGATGTCGCCCCATTTTTTCAACGTTTCCTTTGCCTCATGCTCTGCGAGCATGTGCAAGTCGCATACCATCGCGCCGACACTGTAGTCCAGGTGGACGTGTTCGTCGCTCCCGTCTATCGTCATAAGGCGCAAGTATGCCATCGGCGCATCCGTCAATGTCGGCGTCATCAGTATCGGCGCCGAGTGCATGGTAAGCGAGCCGTCATACAGGCGATAGGCGTACCTGACGAAGAACGGGAATATGAACTTGTCTTTCTCCGTGGCCTCCTCGTTGATGAACTTGTTTACGTTCGCCATCACCTCGGAGGTGTATTGCTTTTGCGCATCCTCGCCGAACCTGTTTTTCGGCAGATATACGCAACTTTGTATCCATTCATCATTGCGGTACGAATTGTGCTGGCGTGTGACTGCCGTTCCGACAAGCCCGAACTTAAGGCCTAGTTCCGGCAAGTGCGTGCCCAACTCGACGTAGAAGTCGTTTTTCCACAGGAAATAATACATGCCCCTATCCGTCAACACTAGTAATGTGTTGCCGATTGCCGAAACGCTGGTAATAGTTCCCAGCTCACGTGCAAATTCGACAGATTTCTTTACCCCATCCTTGATTTCAACCCAAGAAAGGCTATTTCCTTGCTGGACGACTATGTAATGTTTGAACTTCGATGTTTGATGCACATATATGAGTTCCTCATAATCCTTTTCCAATTCCAACACCTTTGTCGGCGGCAATATCGGCTTTATGCCCTGCCCGTCTGCAATGGCGTTCATGGACACGGAAAGTTCGCCGTCAGGGCATACGTAGTCTGACGGCGTTTCGGTCACTCCCTTATAATTTATCTCCTTTATCATCCTTGTAAAGGTTTAATCTGGTTATTATTGGCAAGACAAGTCCGTACGTGTCATTTGGCATCGGCTCTGAAACTGCGAAAGCCACGTCGCGCGAACCATCGCCATGCAGTCTCATCATAGCGCGGCATAATCTCACGCTGTAAGCGCGCAAGTTTCGATTGTGTCGTTTCCCTTTCTTTGTGGCATACACCTTTGCTTGATATTTCCCTATGATGGAATTGCCCTTATGGGCGACAACGAGGAAATATTGCCCATATCCGTTAGTGCAGATGTCTATGACGTCACCCACGGCAAGGCCGAGCGACACAGACACCGCCGATGTGATGTCTATGCGCCCGTTGCCGTGGAATGTTATGTCCGCCTTACGCGTATTGTTCAATATGCTTTGCATCTTGCAAATTTAATGAATGTGCAGGAGTGTTCGTACATATCCGTTTATTGAAATCAATCGTCGCTCTCGGCGTTTTCCTTGTCGTATTTTTCCTCCATTTCCTTTATTTTGTTGGCAAACATTTTTGCAAGGGCGTCATTTATTGCCGCTTTACGCATCATATTTCTTAATAAGTAGTTCTTATCAGCCTCCAACAAGCGGTTAAACTCTTCTGCCTTTTTAAACTCTTCCTTTTCTTCACACTCCTTTATTTTACTTTCCGTAACCATTATGCTTATGGCTGTCGTATTCAGGTCGATGTGTTCGATAATTTTCATCGTGTCTTTGTCGAGCTGAACGCAACACTGTTCTTTCGGCATCTCGCCCTGTTTGCTTTCCAGCTCGACCAGTTTTGCGCATATAGTATCAATTTGATGCCCGATAAGGCTGTTCTTTTCCTTTTCGTATTGTTCCTGTTTCCCTTTCGTTCTCGCATACATGTATATCCAAAAACATATAAGCACGATGTTTAAACCTGTTAGAATTAATTGTAAAGTCATAGTTTCTGTTTTTTAATATTGTTTGTTATGTATGATTTATTACCAAAGTATTTTGCGATAGAAAGCATAAGTTTTTCCTATTTCATAAGAATAGTAGTCAGATGCGCTGCATTCATGAGATACAACTTCACCATCTTCAGACCTAAATACCACAATGTAGGATGTCCCTACGACCTGTTTGTCGGTGAACCAATTATAATGCGAACCAATGTCCTTAGACTTGTCAATCACTGTGTATCTGTAAACTTCTCGTTGCTGTCGGTCTGCGCTTGCCTTTTCCCCATAATACGCTAAACCAAACAAAAGTGACATGGCAAATAGGGCGCATATTGTAATAGCTATTATCTTCTTCATATTTTGTTCGTTTAAATTATTTATTTTCCTTATCGTTATTTCTGTTGATAACAGCAAATCATACAGAATAGCGTTTTACAGGAGGGTTCTCATCTGCCCATTTCGCCCCAGCCTCGAATGATGTTGATATGGTGAGGTGCATCTGTGGTAGGTTTGGGATATTGTCTTGGCAATAATTCTTTGCTGCACTTTCTATAAATTCTTCTCGTGTCATAATCCTAATAATTTTATTAATATTCCTTTGTAAGTTCTATTGGCCATGATTATAGCATCAGGGGTTTCTAGATATTTTTTAACCCCTAGACAATCAAGTTCACAACCATTTACATGCGAAAAGTTAAAGTTAATTGTAAATTCGCCTATTAGCGTAGACGCTGCAATACCACCAACACATACTTTCCATTCCAACTCTGGAATATTGTCAATTACACTTTGCCTACCTCCCTCAAAAGCCATCTCAGCAGCCAATTCGGCATGCAGCTTGCTGACAACTTCTTCTCCGTCTTCTGTTGTATTAGTCTTGCGCTTGATGTAGCGTAGGACTTTGTCTATTGTCGTCTTTTCTTTCATTTGTGTATTATTAATTAACTCAATTGCATAAGCATATAATCTATAACTGCCCCATACTTTGTGTAGTAGCTTTTAGTATCATGGTAAGGGTTACCATAATAAACAAACTCAAACCCATTGATTTGGCAGTGTACATGCCTCATCCACTTAGTTTTTAGTGGTACATTATCTAAATAGAGGTTGCAAGCCTTTTTAATCTTACGTGGCAGTAAATGTCCCATATAAGTTCCTTAATCATTATTTTACTAATTCAAAATCAAACACCCACACATAGGGGTTGTTTTGCCACGTACCTTTATCGCTAACCTTATCGATGAGTGCGGCAAATGCCTCACGAGCAGTATCGAATAGGAATAAACCACCTTTGGAAGATTGGAAACCAAAGCCACTTTCGGTATTTTGGTAAGATGCAGGTATGTAATGGGATATTCCCTCACGCAAACAATCCTCGTCAGATATGTCTTGCAGCCGTTCGATGCAAACATTGGTTATCCTAATCTTGTGCGGCATCAGTTCGGCCTTGACGAACATCTTGTTGGTATTGCCTGGCACGTCACGCCCGAACTTGTCGAATTGTGGACTTCCAATATCCAAGTAGCATTGCGCCACCGCCACAACCTCGCCTACCTTGTATGGCGCATATTTCATTGTTTCTTCGAAATTGCCAAGTGGTGTGCCGTCCTTGACAATTCGCCTTGTTTGGGTCTTCTCCCCACGCAAAACCGCTTGCGTGAGGAGAAATTTATCGTTGAACATTATCTTTTTCATCTTGTTTGTCTTTTTATAGTTTATCCAAATACTCTAATGTCCTTACTCACATAGGCCATGATACAAACTCATACACGAATAACCGTCTTCGGGTTCGAAAAGGTCAAGTTGTGCGTCATTGCGGTTCACATACTTGAATACCTCCGCTATTGTCGGGTATTCGCCATTTGCGCAAAATCGTTTCGGAATATAAGTCGGGGGAAAGAACGTAGAGCCGTTTTTAGTTTCGCCCTTCATTTTTTGTTCAGCATCCATCAGCCGCTTTGCCGCCCACACATCTTTCGATATTAGCCGCACCTCACGTTTCCTGCACATAATACACGGGAAACATCCTACACGCGAAAAACCTCGTTCGTACAGAGGATTGGGACGTTGTCCACTAGCAAGGATGTAATCGATAACCTCTTGTGCAGACCAGTTGAATATGGGGCGCAACACGCTTGCATCGTGCGTCTTACACCATTCTAACACTGCTTTCTTGTGGTACAACCCTTTTACTTCGCTATTAAAATACTCCTTGAAATATGAGCATTCCACATCGAGTTTTGCACGCGCGGTGCTTTCCTTTGCCCTTATTCCTTGGATTATTATAAAGCTATCGTCTTGTGATAATATATAGTCTATCATTGGGATAACCTTTAATTCCGATGTACAGAACCTTGCCATAGTTGATGGAAAACGACCTTTCTTTATCGCCATATCGACAAAATCTTTATACTTCTTACTTTTTATAGTTACCAGCTTAACACCAAGTGCGTTTACAACGTTGTCGATATGCTTGTACGTCTCTTCGTGTTCCCATCCAGTATCACAAAACGCAGCTGTTATTTTATCTTTGCCGTAATCCCTAACGGCCTTTATGAGGCACGCTTGACTATCCTTGCCGCCACTAAATTGAACTAAAATCTTCATATCATACGTTCTTTTTGTGTTTTACATCTCTCAAATACTTAATTTCAAGTGCATAACTCCTGCTTCGTTAAGCTCTTGTAGTATTCTTTTACTAGCTTCATATCTGTTTAGCTTTTGCCATTCCTCCGAAATGTCATCTAAATTTTCGTCATAATGATTTTTGTAGATGTAATCTTGGATGGCTTCGCAGAAAAGCTGTTCAGTTATTCCATCATAGTCGCCAAACTCTATGATTGATGTTAGCTCAAAACACTCAAGATGTTCCCTGCTTGACCACACATCGCCGCCATCTTTATTAAATTGTAGATTATACAATGCGCCCTTTTCTATTTTACAACCGCAGAAGACGCAATGATGGGGCTTGTGTGCTCTAACTATTTTATTATTTATTACTTTCATCATCTTCGTGAAACTTTTTCAGTGTATCCTTAACCAACCTAACGGCCTTTACTGCCTGTATTTCTCTGCGAAAGTAATTGTAGGCCGCATACCTATGGGCGGCAACGTCTTTTCCGTCATCCTCCGCATGTGCGATACTAAGTGAAGTTGTAAGGAAATAGTAAAGACCTCCCTTATTTGCTCTCCACCTAGTCATCTCCAATTTCTTTTCTTCGGCGTTCCAACGCAGACCTTGTTCTTCCAGCTTGCCGAAAAGCAGCTGCTTTTCTTCTTCGGTGGCAAGACGGACTTCTCCGCCAGTCCAGTACCAATTTTCAGTTGAAAATGACAAGTCTCCTCCCTTGTCTACACCTACATAGTACCCGTAACACTCACCTTCGCATTCACCTCTAGCTATAAAAGGACAGGTCAAAACAGAAGTCGTAACATCTGCAAGTATATCACCATCTTTAAACCTTGGTTTCTCTTTATAGATGGTAATTACACCATCCTTTATCTCGGCCTTACAGCCATCTGGGATGTTTATCTTGTCCCCGCAATTCAAAATTATTTCCATAGCTATTCTGTTTCTATTATTTGCCCTTCTCTCAGTTTATACCAAGTGTTGGGCTTGATTGTCTTGCCATCAACTCTAACGGCTTTTACTTCTTTTATGGGATATGTCTCCCCATTCCATTTACCTCGTTCAGTAAGAACAAGCCAACAGCCTAACGCGCCGCAAGCCTTGCTGCCTATTCCCGTCACAATGGCGATTGACTCTTTTCCCTCAACTTTCGCTGCGGAGCAGTCGCCTGTGTTGGTTGCGGCGGAGCAGTTGCCCGTGTTGGTTGCGGCGGGGGGGGCTCCCGTGTTGGGTGCGGCGGG